ACGTTCGTTTAAACTACTCCCGCCTGACCTTTACTTCTACTGGTTCCGGTGAAACCGCTCGTTTTCTAACTCGTGTTACCGGTGCAAATGCCGCTACCGGCGGTACAGTGAACGGTGCTCACATCTCTTTATCAGTTAACTCTGGTGGTTCGATTTCCGGTGCGGGTAACGGATTGCGTGTAACCCTTGGTGCCGCAGCCAGCGTAACGGTTGGTGGCACTGTTGCCGCCCTACAGGTTGATTCAGATGTTGACTCTACTTCTACTTTGCCCGGAAATGCTTCGTTCATCCGTGTAACTAATAGTGGCTCAGGGACAATCAGTAACTTGTTTAATCTCCCCGATGCAATGGTTCAGGCTATTGGTGGTACGTCTACTACTGCTACCCAAAAAATCCGTTTCGTTGATTCGGCTGGTACAGCATACTTCTTGTATGCAATCGAAGCCTAATGCAGATAACGAAAGAGTTTTTGCAATCGGAGATTAAGAAAATGGAAGAGCAACGGAACCACGCACATGACGTAGCCGTTGCCTCTCAAGCGGCTATCGACACCATGACGGCGTTGATAGACCGCCTTGATCTCCCCGAACAAGATACGGAGAGCCAAAATGCCATCGATGCAATATGACGTACTAGCGACTAAACCGTTAACGTCTACAGGTGACTTTAAAGACCAGAACAACAACGACATTAATCGTTCTCGTATTAAGACGATCTATGCTGTTTGCGGCGCCAGCGCTGGTTCTGTAGTTGTTCGTGAGGGCGGTTCAGGCGGCGATATTGTTATTACCGTTAATACACCAGCCCTTGCGGATACCGGATATGTAATGATCCCAATGCCGGGTGAAGGCATTTTAGTGAAAACCGGAACCCTGCACGGAACCATCACTAATACCGCTTCTGTAGTATTGATCTACGGGTGATGTATGGCAAAGGGCATGGGAATCAAAACCTCGGTAAAGTCGGGTAACTTTCGTCCGACCAAGCAGGGTGCAGGGATGACCGCCAAAGGTGTGGCGGCGTATCGTCGTGCCAATCCCGGCTCTAAACTTAAGACCGCTGTTACGGAAGATAATCCTACTGGCGATAGAGCCAAGCGTAGGAAGTCATACTGTGCCCGCTCATTGGGGCAGATGAAGAAGTTTCCTGAAGCGGCAAAAGACCCAAATAGTCGGATAAGACAAGCCCGTAAAAGGTGGAAATGCTAATGGAAATGATGCTTTGGAATACGTTGTTGACAGCGCTGATAGGTGTTTTGGCCTATATCGGGCATGAGAAGATATCTGAGTTACAGCGTTTAAACATTTTGATTAACCGAACCAGAGAAGAGGTGGCCCGTGATAACGTCACTCAAGCAGAAATGGACAAGTTTGTTGAACACATTGATCAGCGCTTTAACAAACTTGAAGCAAAAATTGATCTCCTTATGCAAAAGGGGTAAGTGATGGGGAAAAATACTCAACGTGATTCGCTCATGGATCGCCACGAGGAGGCGGCACAAAAAGCGGCTAAAGGTGAAATAACTAGCGATTATTTGCGTTTGCAATCTTATGCCCCATCATATCAAGGCAAAAGAGACACGTATGAAAATACTTTGAAAGCCTTACAAGAAGCAGATACTGATTTGATGCGTGAAGAAAAAAAGTCTGCTCGTGCTAAAGGTATGAAATCAGGCGGTTCTGTATCTTCAGCCTCTAAACGGGCCGACGGGATTGCTGTTAAAGGCAAAACTCGTGGAAAGATGGTGTAAATCATGAAATCAGAGCGCACAAAGATGATCGAAGATTCAAGGGTAGATCCCAATGAGGATTTTATGACTCGTGGCATTCGTGGTGCTATGCGTGGTGCAGCACTGGCTGGAAGCCGGATTGGTGATTTTGTAAAGCAGGGCATAGATGACCAGAAGCGTGGTCTTCAGTCTACGGCTGATGCTCTTAGTCGGGCGTTTGGTACAGAGCGTGGCAAACAGTTAGATAAAGAACTGGGATTTAGAGATGCAATGGGGGAAGAAAGATTTCTCCCTAATACTACTGCGCCCCAAAGAGCCGAAATTCGCAATATGCAATATCTGAGAGATCAGTTGCAACAGGCTGACTCAGAAAAACGCAGAGAAACTAGAGGCATGAAAAAAGGTGGAAAAGTCAAAGTATCGTCTGCTTCTAAGCGGGCTGATGGGATTGCTTCTCGTGGCAAAACCCGTGGAAGGATGGTCTAGCGTGAGCGCAAGTCAAATCCTTGGGATATTAGGCACGATTGCGGCTTCCAAATTACAGCGTCCTCCAAAAGAGGAAAAGCCAAAGGAAGAGCCAAAAGAGGAAAAACCGGAAGTCAAGACTGAAAGCAAGAGATCTGGTGGCTATGTGAAATCCGCCGATGGTTGTGTAATTCGGGGTAAAACGAAAGGCCGGATCGTTTAATGTATTTGACAAGCAACATTCCGTATTTCAAATGTTGGGTTAGAAAAGAGTTTACAAATGGGCATCAGGGGTATCACGGGGAATATGTACACGCATTAGCAGTAGCAGTAACAACCATCCCCGATAGGTGCCTTAGTTTTCAAGTCATATTTACTGGGTGTGAAGCAGATGATGGCAGTCAACCAAATGTACATGGCGGTGCAATGTGGGCAAGGATGCCGATTACCGCTTTGGTTGGGGATATACCGCTTGAGCAATGGCCTGAGCGTATGCAAACCCATCTGGCACAGCCTTGGGACTGTAGTTCGTATAGCCACGGGGTCGTTAAGATTGATCGGGCGCAACCCTCTCCGTGGCTTTGTAAGATCAATAACGAGTTTCACACCGGTCGGTATTTGTTCACGGTTGATTATGCTGAGAGCGAGGTTTCAGAAGACCCGTCCCAGCACAAGCAAAGCCATGTACTTATACTGACTGATGCAGGAAAATGGACGGGAAACATAGTGGCATTACCGAATAATCGAGTGCGAGTTACCAGCCCAGCGTATTGGGTTACTGGACAAGGAGCGCCTGATTTTAAACCCAGCCAATGGATTCATTGTGCAGAGCAGGATGATTCGTACATGAACCCAGAGGTAACTTTTAATAACTTGTATAAGGAGTCTAAGAAATGATGAAGTCCAAGATGATGGCTGGTGGCGGGATGATGAAAAAGATGGCCTCTGGCGGTATGCCGATGGTTATGAAGGACGGCAAAAAGATCCCCGCATTTGCGGCTGACGGCGAAGGCAAGATGGCTAAAGGTGGGATGGCTAAAACAAAGATGGCGGCAGGCGGCGGCATGATGAAAAAAGGCTATGCTTCTGGCGGCATGATGTCCAAGATGAAAGCAGGCGGCGGTGCTTCTAGCGCTTCTAAGCGAGCCGACGGTGTTGCTATTAAAGGCAAAACCAAGGGCAAACTGCTTGCTAAGGGCGGCATGACCAAATGAGACCCAGCCGTGGGATGGGGATAATTAACCCCTCTAAGATGCCAAACGCTAAGACGATCAAGCGGAAAGACAAACCGCAGGACGTTGAGATGTTTGCCAAGGGTGGAGAGTCTCGTGTAAACGAGGCCGGTAATTACACTAAACCCGGACTACGGAAATCTATATTTGAACGTATTAAGGCTGGCGGTAAGGGTGGCGCTCCGGGTCAATGGAGTGCCCGTAAGGCTCAAATGATGGCTCTTCAATATAAAAAGGCGGGCGGTGGTTACAAAAACTAGTTTTCCTATCTACGATTCCAAAAAAGATGGAAACGTATTTGATTGGTTAATTAGCACATCCCAAGATTTTAGGAAGATTAGACAAAGAGAACGAAATGCCGAACTTGAAAAAGCCTCAACAAAGTCTGAGGGCATGGACTCAACAAAAGTGGAGAACTAAAAGTGGCAAACCTTCTACGCAAGGATCGCAGGCTACAGGGGAAAGATACCTCCCGTCCAGCGCCATCAAAGCGCTCTCCCCGCAAGAGTACGCCGCAACCACGAAAGCCAAGAGAGCCGGTAAAGCCCAAGGAAAGCAGTTTGTTCCTCAGCCTAAAGGCGTGGCTAAAAAAGTTGCTCCGCATAGGAAAATAGGATGACCACATCCGGCACCACCTCTTTTAACCTAGACCTCAATAACCTCTTAGAAGAGGCTTTTGAGCGTTGTGGCTCGGAACTTCGTTCGGGTTACGACCTTAGGACAGCAAGACGCAGTTTAAACTTACTCACTGTTGAGTGGTCTAACCGGGGGGTTAACCTTTGGACTATTGAGAACGGAGAAATCCCTCTTGTAGCCAACCAGATTTCTTACGAACTCCCGATAGACACAATTGATCTTCTTGAGCACGTGACTCGTACAGGAACTGGTGCAAATCAAGCCGATCTAACGATCACCCGTATTAGTGTTTCTACCTATGCCACGATCCCAAATAAGTTAGCAACAGGCCGTCCTATTCAGGTTTGGGTAGACCGTCAGTCGGGCGCTACCTACCCTCCCGGCGGAAGAC